TTTTTAAGATTTGGATTTCCTAAGTATTGCTCAGTTTTCATAATTATCTTTGTTTAAAAATACATATAACTTTTCACCAAGTAGAATACCTGTTTCATTGTCAGTCGGATAATGAAACCCAGCTTTTACTCTTCCCATACCACATTCATCGCCTTTTTTAAGTAATTCGATTTCATGTTCAGGAAACTTACCAGCGACATATCTAGCAACAAGTCTTGCTTGTGCAGCATGACCACTTGGATAAGATGGTGTTTTATTAGTTTTACTTGGTAATGTATTTAATTTATTATCAATTTCAATAGGTCTCTTACGATTAAACATATTTTTAAAATGCATAATAATCGGAACAGACTGTTCAATCAAATCTTCAAATTCGTTTTCGTGAAATATTAATCCGTTTTCTTGACAATATTTTCTTAATGCATAGAACGGTACTTCATCATGGTTTCTTATAGACTGTACATCTTCAGCCGTTCGATTTTGAATAATATCTTTCATACGAGATATTTCATCTTTATCTCTTAACGGTGGAGAAGGTAAAGTAATACTTTTTTCTATATTTGGTCTAAAAAAATTCATTAATCTTTCTTCTTTAAAAGTTTAGTTAATTCAGTAGTAGAACCAACAAACAATGCATTGGTTACACTTTTAGGTCCAGTATTAGGAACATCTTTAAGTTTCTTCATTTTTTCTTGTAGACCTAATAAGTCTTGAGAAACTTCACTTACTGTTTTGATTAATTGTCCTGCAACTTCATATGCTCTAGGATGTTCACCCTCTTTTGCTAGTGCAAGTATACCATCAATTGCTTCATTACCTTTTTCAAGTAGTTTGTATAAGTTTTTTCTACCAGTTTCAAAGTCTACATCTGGATCAGTATTCGTTGGAACAATAGAAGGTATAATTGCAACTTCTTTTTTTCCTTCAAATACTTCTTCTGCTATACCTAAAACTTCATTTAATTTATCGTCAATTGTACTCATTTTATAAACCTTTTGTTATTATGTATCGTTACCAGTTTCCTCATCATAGTTTTTCATATCATCAAAGAAATCTAAAGTAGTTGTATATGTATATGTATCATTTTTATCTGCACTTGTTGGATTAGGAGTAACTGTAACTCTTTCACTTCTAAACGGTCCCTTATCAGCTGTATCAGTATATAGATCAGCAGAAACTTTTTTGATTATAGCAGAAGTACTAATTGGACCATACAAATATATTTTTGCAGTAAATGCTAGTGTATAAATTATTCTTCTATTTGTTGTAAGTGAACCTGCGTAAGTATCATCATAATCTACACTATTTAAAATAAATGGTATATCTCTTTTTGTATCCATATAATCTTTATTTTCATACATTGTAACTGTATAGTCTGGTTGAAAATATGGAAGTATTTGTTCAATAATTTGTAGTCCGTCATCTGAACTAGATGTAAATACATTTAAACCAATACTTACATTGTAAGGTACAGGTGAGTATTGTGTATTTAACTTGGCTGTATCGCCACTAGTTTTTACATTACTAATTTTTTGATTCTTGTTTAACTTACGAGTTGAGTCATAAGCATAACCAGTGATATCAAATGACATACGAGGTAGAGTAATTGCCACACTTGAATCGTCTCCAGTTAAATCTGAACTTTGGTCTAGTCTTGCCAAGAATTTTTCTTTTGGTGCATATGATAAAGGCACTTTAATATTTTGCAATGGATTTCCGCTAGAGTCCAAACGCCTAATATTAATATTATTAAATATTGTTCCAAATGCAATCACAGTATTGCGAATTTGTTTATGATAGAAGTGTTGTCCAAACATTAGTAATCGTCAACCTCTCCAAATGGATTTCTTTCGCTGAAATCTAATATATCATCAGCAGTTGATGAAGTTGTAGTTCCTGCCTGTTCTTCAAATATAATACCCTGATCTGCTGGTTGTTGAGTAGACATTGTGAAACTTTCATTAACAAAGTAATTAATTTTACCAGTATCACTTTCAAGTATAAATGATCCAACTTCGTTTTCTAAAGTAAATTGAAAATTCATTGTATCAGTAGATAGAGAATCTTCAACAGTATCAATACTAACGATACCAGTATCAACTCTTTCTGAACTGTACTCCCATTTAGTACAAGATAATTTGTAAATTGGTAAAGCACTTTGTTGATAGAATGGTTGTTCGTGTTCTACAAATTGTATTTCAAAGAATGCTTTTGTTGTAGGGAAATAAACTAGATCGCCTTCTTGAGGTCTTTCAGCAACTAAGTCACCATTGTTAGAGATTAAAGTTTCCCATCTTAGTTTAGAAACAGTAAACTTAATATCATCTCTTAATTCTAATCCAAACTTTGTGATAATCTCTTGCTCACCCATATACCCATCGGTATTATCAACATACATTTCAATAATATACGAGTCATCAAAAGACGAAGCAGGATCTTCTCCAAAGATAGAATCTCTATTTGCAATCTTTCTAGGTAAGTAATAGACATCTTGGCCGTAAATCTTAAGCTGTTCGATTATTAAATCTTCATATAATCTCTGCTCAGATGTTGTGCCTGTGCTAAAAAAAGTATTGGTAGGCATCTATTTATCCTTGTTGCATATGTGGAGGTTCTTCGTAATTACTTCTAATCTCATCTTCTAATCTTTGTTGTTCTGCCGTCGCAGTTGAAAATAATTCAGGTCCATTAAGCGTTACGCCACCTAGCATTGCCGTACCTGAAAACTTAGATAAGTTTTGACCCCATTGTTTTTTAATCAATGTGGTTGTATATCTTTTTAAATAAATGTCATCAAACATATCTGTATAAGTTGCAGGATCTAATCTACGATAACATTCAATAATCATATACTCACCTGCTGTAATATCGGTTGTCCAGTCTTGGTCTATGTATAGTTTATTAGAAAGATGATTAAATCTCATTGGTTTTTCACCAACTAGAATATGATCTAAGAAATCTAAATGTTGCATTGTCATTTGATAATGAACAACACTTGTAGATGAAAAATCATACAAATCATTTAATCTTAGTTGATATCTAACATCAAACATATTTAAGTTTGCTCTATCAGATAGAGGAAATATGTTTATAACAGAAATAACGGAAGAAGGAACCACTAAAAAGTTATTACCTTGTTTCCATGCAGTAGTTACTGAATCGGATGTTACTGATTCAGATGAATCTGTTGTCATACGAGTAACATCAGCTGCGGTTACTTGATATTTTAAATACATTCTCTCAACACCATCAGTATGGTATTGACAAAAATATTGTACCGCTTCATCTATTCTATCATCAACCTGATCGTCATCAACATTGATATCAATCACAGGTTTGCCTAGAGCTCTTAAACAATATTCTTTGAGTGTTGCTTTTGTACTTGGTATTGCCATAATTTTATTTCCTTATAGTACTATTTAGTATTTATCCTAATGCGATAGCCTGTGCAATAGAGAAGTTCTTAGTTGCTACTGAGGAATCGATACTAACTGTTATAGTGTTACCATCACTACTCGTTTCCATGCCCGTACCTCCAGCAAACAACATTATTTCACTCGCTAGTTGAATATTCTCATCTCGTTCATCATCTGTAGTAAAGTTTAAAACACCACTAGAAGAGTCAACATATGCCTTGACTGATTGTTGCGTTGGCACAAGTGTTGCCGAATTTGACACCATGTTATCTTCATCAACAAACGCCGTTATAGTTATTGATCCATCAGATAAACTTCCAAATGTAGAAGTACCAGTTGCGGTTACATTTCTGAAACCAGTTATATCTAAACTTGAATCTACGATAACTGCCCTACCTGCAGCAACAGTTCCTGTTGTCACTCCGTCTAATACAGTTAGTTCGGTAGAGTCCATTGTAACTCCACCAATAATTAAAGATGAACCAGATAAGTGTAAATCTTTCCAAGGTCTATTTGCTGAACCTAAACTAAATGTATTTGCAGTAGTCGGTACTAAGTCAGCAGATATCTTATTTGGATCAAGACCACCACCAGTAAATGACATTTGTTTAGCAACAACATCTTTAAAGTTAAGAAACTCTCTTTTTAATTTGTCTAAAGTATCAACTGACTCTAATGATCTAATTTTATCTTCATCTAGTTTTTTCGATACTTTCATATCGGAAAGTTGTTTTGATACTTTTTCTATAAATGTAAGTTCTTCTGGTGTTTTTTCAACAACAATTTCTTCTTCAATTATCAGTTCTTCAACTTTTTTAGGCTTAACAATTAACTTTTCTTTAATAATTTTCTTTTTCTTTTTTGGTGCAGAAAGTGAATTAAATAACTTTTCAACTTCAGCAATCTTAACTTCTTCTAAATCTATTTTTTTTGTTAGTTCTTGTTTTTCAGAAGAAATTGTAGAGAAGAAATCACCAAGTTCTTTTTGAACATTAATTTCTTCTTTTGCTTGTTTTTTTGAGATGTTTGTAAGAAGATTAACTTCACTTTTAGCAACTTGTATCTTTGCTTCTTGTAGTTGGGTAATCTGTTTTTCTATATCAATGTCAATATCTATTTCTTCAATAATACTAACTTCGCCTGTAATCTTTTTTTCAATAACACTATCTCTTCCAGTAACAGTAGAAATCCAATTCTTTTCTCCATCAATATATCTTTGAGTTGTATCATCTGACATATAGTTACCTTGTTACACTTGGTGTTACGGTAACTCTTCCTTCTATTCTTCGA